TTAAGTTCTTTAGACTTTGCTTTCTTATTAATTTTCTTAAGCGAAATACCTACACACGTACGATTTACAAAATGTTCTAAAATAGATTTTTGTAAACCTCTAACAGTTGCTGTATTTAAAGACTTAATATCAAAGTTTGGTGCAACGGCCCAGATGTCACCAGGATTCCATTTATCATCGGTGAACTTTGGAAAGTCGTTGTTTTTGAATGCTTCATTCTTTGCTTGATAAATTGCTTTCATCAATTTAGAATCACGGTGGAATGTCATACCCTTTTTAATATAACCTTCTTTAATTAGAAGTTGCGCTGAAAGATATGAACTGTTTTTCCAAGCATCATCAATTGCCAAAATTTCTTTTAATGATGTCTTACCAACATCGACTTTTTTAAATGCACTTGTTAAAACTTCATCGGTATAATCATCAATTGGTGTAGCAACTCCTAAATCTAACATTGCTACACACCAAACACATTGCGCCGCTTCTGCAATTGCGGTTTGTAACGTACCTCCACCGGCACCTGCTCCTCCACCACCAAATGGTGCAGACTTTTTCAATTGACTAATCTTAATTGGATTGCCTTTCGTGTCAAGCATAGCAAAGATGTTTCCATCTTTTTCGTATTGATCGATTGCTTTCATAGCGCCATCGATATCACCCACGATTATTGTACCACCTTTTACAAGTTCAAGTGGTTTCTTGGCTTGAATTAATTTACGAAGAATATCAGTACGAGCTTCGCCTGTTTTTGAATTAGGTTTCCCTAATTCGCCAGATCCAAGGTTCGTTCCTTCTTCTAAATATTTTGCAAATGATAATAAATTAAGCATACGTTTCGATCATTCGTGTTAAATCGCCATCTGATATATTTACTCCTGATTTAAGAGTACCTGCCTGCATGTTCAAAGCGCGGGAAAGTTTACGTAAGTTAGCAGTTTGTTTAGACGTACCTTTACGAAGTAAGTCAACTGTCTTTTTACGTGCTGCGGAATCAAGTTTTAAGTCACCGTCTAATTTAATTTTATCAACAATGGTTTCCATGAAGTCATAGATTTCGCTTTCAGTTGGATCGATCTCAATCATAAATGCTCGAGTACGTAATGCGCCATCAGGATCAAGTTTATCCATCTTCAAATTAGAGATAAAAATAACTTTACCCGTAAATTCGAAGAAGCGCGGTATTTTGTTATCATCAATTAGTTCTTGAGGATCTTCATAATCGTCAGGCTCAACAACATTTTTTCCCATTTTATTCCATACAAGCTTTCTAACTTTCTTAGTATCAGTTGCTGCTTTAAACATATTACGAGATTCTTGATCTTTTAGCGCATCGTCAGAATCATCAAAGAAAACAATTTCGTTTTGATGTTTAAACAACAGTGAATAGATACCTGCAGCAGATGCTGTACCAGTATTTTTGAAATAGCCATTTCCATCAGAAAGGCCCATACCATTTAAAACTTTTTCGACTGTAAATGTTTTACCAATACCACCTCGACCTGCAACAAATAATGCATTCGACGCGCCAGATACAGTCATCTTAATTAAATTTTCTAAGTCAGCAAGTTGCTTTTCATATGTAAGCTTTTCACGATTTGCTTCAAACTCATCCAATTGAGAATTATGTGAATAAGTTTCTTTTGCTGAACCACTTCGGACCGTGCCACTTACTGCACCAATTGCACCAAGAATATTTGACTTTTGTGAAAGAAGTTTAGTTACATCCTTTTTACTACCTTTCCAAATATATTGTCTACCTACCTTTTTAATAATAGCAGGATTCTGCGCTTCCATTTCATCAAAGATTTTAATACCTACAGACTTCCAAACTTTAAATACCTTTTGTTTAGTAAATCCTGGACTTGAAATAAGACTTACCACATTGTCGTAAGCATCTTCAGGATCAACAGCCTCAGTAATAAGGTTTAATTCACTTGAATCAAGTTCTTCTTTTAACGAAATATCGCTTGGATAAGAAATAAATTTACCACTTTTCACTTTACCACTTTTCACCATATCAGCAACTTGAGGAAGTACTTGGACTAATGATACGTCTCTATCAAATGAGATGTGGTATGTTGGTCCTGAAGTTGAACCATTCCACATATCAATCGATGTTAAGTTTTGCGAATTAGCTCCACCAACGCTTTTCCAATTAAAGCGAATTGATTCAATCTTTTTACCAGGTGCATAATATCTTAAGCCGTATCCTGCACCATTTGAGTTCTTAAATTTTTCTAATCCTAAATTAGCAAACATGGACTTAATGCCTGTTTTCTTTCTTAAATATTTTAGGATAATATTGCCAGCCTTTTCTAAAGAGCTAGTTGCGAGTTCTTCCGTAATATAATCTTTAAATTGCATAGTTCCCATAGTGTGTTAAATTTAATGTGTTTGTTAAATCTATTTATAACAAAACACTCTTTAATAATTGGCCCATTTGCAATTTTTCCATTGACTTTGTTCAAACCATCGTATAAATAATCCTCGTTCACGGCCGTGAGCTTCAATTTCCCAAGGGTGATCGTAGTAATTTAAAGACTCAAGATCGACTGTTTTGCCTTTCCACTTGCACAATTTGATTGTTCGAGAAAAATCTTTTAGCTCTCCTCGAGCGTATTGCTTTACGTGGACCATCTCATGCGCTACAGTTGAAAGCATTTCTTGCAAAGGCTGCGATGAGTTAATGCGCATAGTAAATTCACGAGGTCTATTACACAATTCATCTTCCCATATACAGTCGCCAGATACACCATCCTTTTCATCAAGCTTATTAATTAGTTGAATATTAACAAAAAGTTTATTTTGCAGCCGAGGCATTAGATGTAACCCAATCCAATGAGCAATATCGCCAGCCATTTCCCTTTTCTTTGAACCTGAACCTATTACTGTAATAAACATTATATCTTAAATGCGCTAAAGTCATTGTTCACCGGTGCAGAAGGTGTAGTAATTTCATCGCTTGATAATGTTTGTGCTGAATCTTCTACATCGTATAATCGCATTTTAGATCGATCAATTCCAACGACGAATCTTTTATCTTGTGTTGGATCGTTATATCGATTCTTAAGCTGTTTGACCATAAGCTGATTCATACTTTCAAGTTGTTCTGTTGAAATAAGAGCAAGCATTAAGTCGGCAGTTGCTGGTAAACCAAATGATTCTGATGTATCAGTGAGTTCAACATCGGTATTACCAAATCCTGTACGAGTAACCTGTGTTGCAGACCAAATAGGAATATTGTTTTCAACCGCAAGGCCACGTAGTTCTTCAGCAATTGCTTTAATAAGTGAATACGTATTCACTGAACCGCCAAGGCCTTTCATTCGAGAACTACCACAAATATTCAAATAGTCAATATAGACTACATCTGGTTTGAAATCTTTCTTTAGCTTAAGTTCATCTAAGAGCGCTCTGAAATGTCCAACATGAGCTGTTGCGGTTGGATATTCTTTAACAATAAGTTTTCCTCGTGTTTTTTCTTTGAGCTTGTGCACTTTGGAATTAAATAGTTCCCGAGGCAACGTCTCAAGCTGATCAATCGGCACGTCAAATAGGTTTGCATCGATTCGTTCAGCAATCCTTTCTTCTGCCATTTCCAAGGTGATATAAAGCACGTTTTGTCCTGCGGCGAGATTGGCAGAAGCAAAGTGGCACATAGCCAAAGACTTTCCAACACCTGTACCTGCAAGTATGATATTGAGAGTTTTGTTTGAAACACCACCTTTGGTAATAGTGTTGAACATAGATAAGTCAAAAGGTATTTTATCTTCTTGAAGATGATAGAAATCAAATCGTTTTTCTGAGTTTTCAAAATAATCGTGACCAACATTAGTATCAAAAGACACCTGTAATGCCTTTGATAAAATACCGGGGATAGCACCGTCGGTTAACTGTGTGTCCTTTCCATCTATGATGCCAATTGATTTTATGATTGCAAGATATACTGCTCTTTGCTTACACCATTCCTCGGTCGAGTTCAGTAGCCATTCTCGTTCCACTTCTTCATGATTTTTCAAGTCAACAATGAGATTATGAATTTCATTACGAATTGATTTATTTATATAATCAGACTTTTGGAACTCAACATCAAGTGCTGACGATGAAGGTAGCTTATTAAATTTTTGTAAAAACTGCAAAATAAGCTCGTAAACAGGCTTATGCTCGTTTTCAAAATAGTCTGCCTTTATATGTGGCAGAGCTTTTCTACAATATTCTTCGTCGTGTGTTAAGTTTTTAAGTATTAGCGTTTGTAGATTTGTCATTATTTAGTTGTTCTTCAAGTAACTGAGTCAATATGTCTCCCATAAAATTCTTAAAATCTTCTGAATTTTGAAGTTCTTCTTTGTTAAGATTTTCGGGGACTTCATCAAGTTTAAAGTCAAATTTCACGTTAAGTTGTACGTTGGCCTCATCTTCGTGTAATGTAACTTTACCATAAGTATATACTACACCAAGATAGGGACCTTGTACAACCTTAAGTGAATAGAGTTCACTCGAAGGTTTTTCAACGAATTGAACTGTTTCGTCAATATTAATCATTATTTTCTACCACTGCCACTTCTTCTTCACCGAGAATAGACTTATAAGCTACCTTATAACGCTTTTCAATGTGTTGAGCAAAATCCGTATTATTAAAGACGTTATCCCAAAATTCTTTTTTCAAGGTGTCTTTCATGCGTACATTGCCAGAAAGTTCTTCACCTGTTTCGGGATTCTTTGCTTGATACCAACCATTCTTAGGTTTAATAACGTATCCTGTTTCAAGGGCAACTTCTGTAAGGCCTGACCATTTTTCAATACCGCCTTCCCAAGAAACTGAGATTGGAATCTTCGACTTTTCCTTCACAAATCGTGACTTTTCGACATTGACTACAAAGTCGTATCCTACAACTTCTGTACCAACTTTGTCTTGACGACGACCAATAATCCATACGTTATCTGCTGAGTACATTACGCCAGTACCACCTGAAACGATTTGCTTAGGGAATAACCCTTGTTCCATATAAGTATGATTAATTGCTAACAGTGGTACATCTTTGAGCGTAAGCATAGGAGTAATCATACGGAACAAACCTTTAAGTGCCTTTGCACGTGTCATGTCCGCAACTGACTTCATATTTTCAGCATCTTCAACTTCCTTTTTAGAAGCGATATTACCTACCGAGTCAATAACGACAATTACTTTTTCTTTACGTTCAATTTCATTTAGCTGATGAACAAGATCAAATTTAAGTTCTTCAATGTTTGTAACAGGCGTATGAAGTACACGACTTGTATCTACGTCGAATGCTTCGAAATAAGACTGAGGTGAACCAAATTCTGAATCGTAGAATAGTAGTACTGCGTCCTTGTGCTTTTTCAAATAAGCACTTGCCATAAGCAATGCAAATGAAGTTTTAAAGTGTTTTGATGGACCAGCTAAAACCGTAAGTCCTGAAGCCAATCCTCCATCGATCGATCCTGAAAGTGCAACGTTTACCATTGGCACTGATGTGGTGGTGAGTTCTTTTTCACCGAATAGTTTCGAATCTGCAAGCACTTCAGTACCAGTAGTTCGAGATGATTTTTTTAGTTTTTCTAATAGTGACATATATTTCCTTAATTAATAGCTATATTATACCATAAGTTATGATATTTGTATACCCCTAAATAAAAGTTTCTAGGGTTTGAGGAGTTTCTTCGTAATCTACAACTCCAGTTTTATTGTCGAAAACCGCGAATTCGGCTTCTCTTGTATCTAGTTTTCCATCCAACCAATCGTGAATATTTTGAGCCATATCCTCCGCGGTTGTAACCGGAACATTTTGACAAATCATATTTAGATTTTTTCTTCCACCTTGAAGTTGAAAATCGCTTGGCATTTTCATAATTGCTAAACATTCACGAACAGTAAGATATCGATCTTCATCAGGATGAGTTAAGCACGTAGGCATATGACCAACAAAAGCTCCAATATAGTCTTTTGGTATTTCGGTTGTTTTCCTCATAATGTTACCACCTGATTCAAGCTTTTTATGAATTTCTAAGCAGCGCTTAGCCTGTTTGTCAAACCCATTTGCAGCCATCCATTCTGAAACTTCATCGTATTTAATACCACGGTTTTCCAAATAATCAAGAGGATTAATTGTTTTCTCAATCTTTTCTTGAAATTGCTTGTGAGTAATTCCACCTTCAAGCTCTTCTAAAACGTACTTATAAAACGGATTATCGCTTGGCTTATGCTTATTAGTAAGCTCATTCATTGGATCGTCTTCTGAAACAAATGCATTTCGAATAGTATCTTCAATCTTTTCATGTGGACGACGATAAAAAAGCATATGAGGAATGCGATTGCCTTGCCAAAAGAAGTAAAACGATCTATCGCGAGTTTGACTTAACCCATGCATTTTTGATTTTGTTTTATACAACGACATAGTATAACCATTTTCCTTTGCTATTTTACGGAGTTGCTTAACAATTGGTGCACCCATCTTAGACGCAAGTCTTGGTGCATTTTCTCCCCAAAATACTTTAGGTTTTACTTTACTTAAAACATATTTTGCAGATTCAATCATCCAATCATTCGCTTTATTATCAGTAGAAGCTGATGGGCTAAGAGAGGATAACCCCGCACAAGGACAAACCGCGTTAACAACATCAACATGATCTGTTCTACCATTACCTTCATCAATTACGTGATAAGGCACTTCATGATTATAGTGTTCCAATAATTGAGAATCATTCGCTGCAAAAGCGCTGTATGATAAAATATACTTAGGCTTTTTTGCAAAGACGTTTTCCATTGCTAGGGTTTCACCACCAATAAGTGGTACACATGATGCGTAACTATATGACATTTTTAATATTCTCCATTATATCTTTAAACGTATATGATGCATCTTGGTGAAGTTTATAAAACTCATAAGCATCATTTCTCATTTTATTGCGTTTTTCGGTGTTATCGTAAAGTTGTAACATCTGATCGAGCGTTTCATCAAAGTTGTTTTCATCAAACCAAATTGTTCCAGAGTTTTCGTGTTCTGAAAGTTTTCCGCCATAGTGTCTATGAGTACAAGCATCACCATACCTTTTATTGAATACTGGTATTGTTCCTGTGCATACAACTTCACAGTGAGTGTATTCAATTGAACGTTGAATGAAGTGAGGTTTCATTCTTGAAAGTTGATATCCAAAGCCAACCTTTGACATTCTTTCAAGCATTTCCTCTTGAACGTATGGACCAAAGACTTGTACATGTGAGCCATGAGCTTCTGACAAATCATATTCATTGGGGTTTTCTGCAAGTAGATTTTCAAATTCAGATAGTTCTCTAAATCCTAAGAAAGCAGGTGAACGCTCAATGCCTTCGTACGTAGTAAGCATGTCGTTTAGCATTAAGTAGTTGTTATGGTACTTAAACATTTCGATATAGCCTTTCCAAGAAGTTGTTCTGCCAATCCACTTATGATGATGTTGATCTTCACAGGTTTCTTTCCAATACTTTTCTTTTACTTCATCGAAATACATTCCAGGCTGAAAGGCCACAATAGGTGTTCCTTCTTCTTCACCAAATAGTGTAACACTGCCTCCTACTTTTTCACCTGCGTATTTTGCAAAATCATTTGTTGTTGAATGAACAAATATAATATTAGCTCGTTCAATTGCTTCATCTAATCCACCATTGCGACGAATAGATGCCATCGCGTGGTCGTGTTGAATTAAAGCAACCGGTATTTTAATTTCAGACAACATCCTTTTAAAATTTTCAATTGCTTCTTCTTTTAAGCTTAAAGCAGGCAATGAATTTATAATAGCAATATCAGATTGATTTACTTCTTCAATCATCGCATCAACTTCATCATCTTTTGAGAACTTAAGCTGATGGATGTTATCAGTGTTATGAGCATTTTTTCTTGTCCAAGATTTATCTTTAGACGCAAATACCTTATACGTATAATCATTGCGCTCGTAATACTTACATTGCTCAATGGTAAATTTAGTCACTCCGCAACCTTCAATGCCGCGGCCCATTATAATTGATATATTTTTCATAAATTCATTAGCCAACATATCGCAACACCGAGTGCTACAAATAATGCTATTGTCATATCTATTGGAATCATAGTTCGTCGTCTTCGTGTGTATAGATTTCTTCGTTAATCGTCAAACCGCTTAAGTTTTCCCATAAGGTACATTCGAAAATTAAGTCACCCCAATCATCTTCGCCAATTGCAAGAATCCAATCTGGTGGACTTTCAGACCAACCTGTTCCATGTTTATAATGAATATGGCTTTCGTTTGAATCTTCTTCAAGTCGAATAGTCAAAGGTTTACCATCAACCTCCAATTCATAGTTTGTAGTCTTTTTGAAATAAACCTCATTAGGTTCTTGTGTTAGTTTAATTTTTGCCATAAATTTATTTATCGTTATTTAAGGTACGTTACTTTTACGCCGGCTTCTTCTAGATAGTCCATTCCTTTTCCACAAGAATCGTTCCATCGTATGTTGCTGGCTTCTCCCATAACAACTTCTTTTATGCCGACTTGAATAATAGCTTTAGAACATTCATGACAACAGGGTAATCCGTGCACATACATTGTTGCACCATTAAGTGAAACTCCGTTATGTGCACAGTTGTATATCGCATTCATTTCAGCATGGACAATGCGATCATATTTTGTTTCGCGGTTCTTATATAATTCATCACTATCGTCCATGCCTCGAGGAAAGCCATTATATCCCTGAGACAACACTTGTCCTGATTCGCCAATAACTACTGCACCGCATTGCGTTGAAGGATCTTTCGACCATTGCGCAATATCACGAGCTAAATCTAAATAGCGTTTATTCCATTTATTACTCATCTTCGATAAATTCGCTTTTCAAATCATACAAAGACTTTGATTCCTTCTTTAAGTCATCTAAAGTAATTTTACGATTAAGAAAATCGCGATCGATGTTTTGGCCATCAATTCCATTACGCATATACGCACCAATGAATGACGCATAGTTGATTAAGTCTTTACAAGAATCTTCGATTGATTCAAAGTTTTGCTTATAGTCGGGATCTTTTTCCATAGCCTCAATGACCGAATACATACGAAGAACTTTAGCATAAACAATATCTAAAATCGTAAGTACACCTCGAGGGTAGTAATCCGCTTGCTTAATCCAAGACTTTTTGTTTTGATAGTCATCTGACTTTTTAAGCTGCAATGCAATTGCTTCATTAATAATTTTAATTGATTCTTTATCCATAGTTATTATTATACACCAGGTTTAGGCTTTTGTAAATTGTTTACGTTTAATAATTTAAATGTGTCCATTGACGTTGATTCCTTTATTGCTTGTTTCAAAGGGAGCATACCTTCAAACTTAAAATAAAGCTTTTGCCCTATTTTATAATTGTTTTCAATATTCTGTGAAAAGGCAACAATGTGAGTAAGTTCTTTTATGCTATAAGACTCAATCATTTTACTGACGCCCGTTAAACAGACATTAGGATGCACCATTGGCTTACGCTTTAGATCGATAAGGATGTTTTCATCATATTTCCAATCGTGCCTCCATTGGTAATCTTCTTTCTCACCTGTTTTTGGATTAGTTGCAATTTCACCTACTTTCATTTTACCTTCGCGTTTCGCGGTAAGTTCTAATGCTAAAGCATCTACGTTTTCTCTATTGCTGTATGAACCTTTAGCAAACTCTTCATCAAGTCTATTAAGCAACCACTCATCAACTACGTAAGAGTGCGTATTAATTATTTCTGCAATCTCTTCAATCATGTATGTTTCGTATTTGTGGGAAAACTAATTGCTTCCATAGTGTTACCAAACGCTTGATCTGCAAGAGAGATTGTTTCTTGTCGTTTGTTTTCAAGATCAATATAGTCATCAATAAATTTAAAGTGACGTTCGTAAACGTGCATTGAGCCAACATTCCAATAGATGTTACCAAGTTCAACTTTAAGTTCGTGGCACATCATATCTGCCATGTACTTTTGCCAAGCGAAATCGTTACGATAGCCAAAGACTACATCATTACTACGCATTTGAACAACTACTTCGAGTTTGTTGTCGCGGATCATATATTGAACTGCGTTAGTGCAGATAAAGTCAGACATACCATTTTTGTTGTATTCTTTCCAAATACTTGGACGCGTATAAATCATAACTGCACGACGTGAGTCTGGATTCTTATGAAGTTCCATTGCGCAATTGTAGTATTGACTGAAGTTATCTTCATGAAAAGTAAGATAGCCATAGTTGGAATTAATCATACCTTTTTTATCAGATATCATTTGCCAA